CGTTGACAAAAATGGTAAAATAGAACTCATAGATATAAAAACAATTACCTATTATAAAACTTTAAGAGGTAAGGATCTAAAAAATAAGCCTAAAGGCTCATATAAAATTCATAGAAGTCCTACAAAACAACAAAAGAAGTTAGGCATAAAGTTAATGATGGTAGATTATGATTGATAAAATTATATATAAATTTTTTGAAATGATTGATGACTTCTTCAATTGGGTAGAAGAAATTTTTATTATTCATAGCAAAAAATGTAAATGTCCAATCTGCAAATCTAAGAGGAAGAAATGAGAGATACAAAGGTATTAGAGGCTTTTACAAAGTTAGCCGAAAAAAAATTTAAAGAAATGAATTTATTTAGAAACCTAAAGAAAGAGGTTGAACATGGTGCTAATGGTACTAGAGATTATGTTATTAAAAAAGGTGTTAATAAAGGTAAAGTTGCTAAATGAAAATATCAGAAAATACTTCGGTTGCTTTACCGATAAGAAATTTACTTGCAATTGTCATGGCAGTAGCAGTAGGTGTCTGGGCTTATTTTGGCATAATTGAAAGACTAAACTCTTTAGAAACTAAGAACCAACTCTTTGAACAAGACTTATTAGCTGCATCAAAACAATTACCAATAGACCAAGAGCAGTTTATGTTGCTAGAACATATAGCAGAACAAGTAGAAAAATTAGAAAAAACTCAAGAACAGAACATGACAAACAAAGTTAATATTGAAAGAATACAAAAAGATATTGATAAAATATTAATTGATGTAGAGAAATTAAAAGATTCTGTAAGAGCAAACATTGGAAAACTTAATGGTAATCACTAATGGTAGCTGTAGTTTTTGCATTGTGTTTGTTTATTAATGGAGAGTTGATTGAACATCGAATACAAGATAGTCTATCTACTTGTTTAAAAATGAAAAGAGAAGCCACTAGAAATATGGATATGCAAAATAAACAGTTTATGTGTGGTGAAGTAGAGGCAGAATTAGAGATAAATATTGATGGTAGTAAAGCAATTAAAAAAATTGTAAAATCAAAGTAACTTATGAGTATAACTATGAACAACTGGATATTACACATTATTGAAAAATATGCGTCAAAGATTAGTGTCTGGTGTTGGCAAAAGAGAATTAAAATTTTATACAAAAAACGAAACAAAAAATAATATTATGTGGTTAAATTTAATAGGAATGGCAGTCAAAACAGGAGCTGATGTCTATAAAAAGAAACAAGAAACTAAAAGCCTCCAAGCACTTGCAGAAAGAAATCATGCAGAAAAGATGGCAAGGGGAGAAATTGAATTTAAGTCTAGAGTCTTTGATAACCAAAATCAAGGTATTAAAGACGAAATTGTTTTGGCTATTGTTATACTCCCTATTATTGTTATCGCTTACTCTGTCTTCTCTGGTACTCCAGATGCTAAACAAAAACTAGATTTATTCTTTGAATACTTTAACAATCTACCTGACTGGTATGTATGGCTAACTGTCGGAATATTTGGTAGTATATATGGACTTAAACCAGGACTTGATTTATTTAAAAAAAAATAAATGACCAACGATTTAATTCTTGAATACAAGGAACAAATCAAACTTCTTAAAGAGCAAGTTGAGGAGTTAGAGAAATCTAATAAATCTAAAGACTCTGCTAATAAAAGATGTTTGCAAAAACTAGAGAACGCAACAATGGATTTACAAGAAGCTAAAGAAAAAATAAAGGACTTAGAGGAAACCAATCAAATGTTAGTTGACCATCCATAATGAAATTTGTTTTAATAATGATGGTATGCTCACAGACATTACAAATATGTACCCCACCTCAAGAGGTAGAGTTTTATCCTAATTGGTATGAATGTTCTTCTGATGGCTACCTAAAAGCCTACGAACTTAATCAAATCATTGGTAAGGAAAGAGTAGAAAAAGAGCTAACGATTATAAACTTTCAATGTAAAAAAATCAATAACATTTAATGTGGTCTGTTATTTGGAATGTAGATGGTATCTATAAAGTATTTACAAATTTAATATTTGAGTCTGAAAAAAAAGCTATAGAATTTAAAGACAAACAAAAACAATTTAGAAAAAAACATGATGCAAGAGTTGTTAAATTTAATTATAAATACTTTAAAGGAGTAAATGAAAATGAAATTGAGCAATAATTTTACTTTAGAAGAAATGGTTAAATCAGCAACTGCTGAGAAAAAGAATATAGAGAATGTTCCTAATGAAGAACAAATAGAATGTTTAAGACAATTATGTATTAATATTCTCCAACCTTTAAGAGATGACTTTCAGAAACCTTTGGTAGTGAGCTCTGGCTTTAGGTCTAAGAAACTATCATTAGCTATAAATTCAAAAACTACCTCACAGCATTGTAAGGGACAAGCTGCAGATTTCATTATACCTGGTGTAGATAATAAGAAAGTATTCAAGCATATCATAGAAAATCTACCAATGGACCAAGTGATACTTGAATATTACAAAGAAGATGATACTAAGGAATATAGTAATGAAGGGTGGATTCATTGTTCTTATGTACCAAAAGGTAGAGGACAGGCTTTAACAAAAGACGATACAGGTTATAAATTATGGCAATAAACAAATCTAAAATGAAATGCAATTCACCTAAGAGGCAAATCTCAGGTGGTAAAAAATTTGTCGTCAAGGCTTGTAAAAATGGTAAAGAAAAGATAATTAGATTTGGTGATGCTAACATGACTATTAAAAAGAATATTCCTGCAAGAAGAAAATCATTCAGAGCAAGACATAAATGTGCTACTGCTAAAGATGTATTTAGTGCTAGGTATTGGTCCTGCAAAAAATGGTAAGGCAGTTATTAAAATTCATAGTGAAAGCTAGAATGTTATATGCTGATCTAAGAGGACATCATGGTAAACGATGGAACTATGAACCTGGTGATTGGTATATGGGTAGAAAAAACAAAAGGAGATAATTATGCCAAAACATAAAATGAAGAAAAAGAAAAAAGTTCCTAAAGGTTATCACATGATGCCTAATGGAAAATTAATGAAAGGTGCTAAGCACAAATCTAAGAAAGGTAAATACTAATGCCTTATTCTAAGTATTCTGCAAAGCAAAAAAAGTTAGCTGCTGTTGCACCACCAAGAAAAAAAATAACTGGAGCTGATTTAAAAGCTCTTAAAAAAAGAAAAAAGAAAAAGAAGAAATAATGAAAAAAGTTAAAAAAGGTTATCACAGAACTAAAGATGGTAGAGTTGTTAAAAAGGGACTTTACTATTACATGAATAAAGCCAAGAAATCTGGTAAGAGTAGACCAGGTAAAGGTACAGTTTCTGATAAAGCATTAAGAAAAGCTAAGAAGACTGCTAAGAAAAAATAATTGTTATTAGGTGTAGTTGCTAGTCAACTGGGTATGATGGAGGGGTAATAATATTCGTATGCCTAAAAAGAAAAGTTGGGTTCGGAAAGAAAAAATAGTTTTTGTTGGTAAATGTAAATACTGCAGTCAAGAAATGACCTCAGAAGATTCATTCATTCCAATCGGAAAAGTAATAAGAGGTAAGTACAAATATCAAAACGCACATTATAATTGCGTCAGTAATCAAGAACATAAATCAGTATTTGATTGGTAATTATTCTTCCCAAAATCTCATAGCATTTAACTTATAATCTGGATCTAATTCATTGTTCCAAAAGTAATGGTCAAACTGAGGTTGAATGTAATCTTTTATAACTTTAGGATCTGTTCCTAGTGTCATTAGGTTTTGTCTAATTTTACATCTTTGAATAATTCTTGGTATTCGTCTTTCAATATTTTCTGGCTTTAGACTTTCACAATTGTCTGCACTAAATACTTTATAAGTTTCTTCATTAATATAACAAAGATAAACTGGCACTTTGAATACTGAATAATAAAAATCTACTTGCAAAAGATTATAAGGTTCTGGTTCATTCTCAGGTAACTTAGAGGTTAGCCAGGACCTAGTACCATCTTTTTTAACTCTACCCCTTCTTGGAAACTTACATTTATCCTCAATGATAATCTCTCCTTTATGATCGCAATAACCATGAACAGGAATATTGATACCATCAAACCATCTAAAAGCCTCTATCTCTGGTTTGGTTGTTTTATATCCAGGTATAGTTTTATGAGCTGCATGACCATTAGCAATCATACTTGGTAGTATTTGCTTATAGTGCTCAAACTCATCATGGTATTCAGGATCTGGAATTATTTTTTTTAGCTTTTCTTCAATAGGAACAAACATTAAACATTCTCCGATAATCTATTCATAGCATCTTTATATGCAGCTTGTAATTCTTCATTAGGTTCATGTATGTCTAAAAAATAAGATAAAGGTTTTTTTAAAAACTTAGCAATCTTAACTAAATTAATAATTGGTATTCTATTAATACCTTTTTCATATTTCTGTATTTGTTGGAATGTAGTGTTGGCAGCTTTGGCAACTGCAGTTTGGGTAACAATATATTCTTTACCAGTAAATTCATTTACTTTAGTAAATCTTGCTTGTTTTAATCTTTTGCCTAACGCAACATAGAACCAATTGTCTTGCTCTAGGTTTCTTTTGTATTCTCTTGTGATTTTCATAACTTTCCTTTCCATTTTAATTTAGGGTATAAAATCCCTATACACCTTATACAACTTTTTATATATACTTAATTAAGTATATAAAAATCTAGCATCTTTGTTCTCTGCCTCTACAATTCTTCTGAATAACTGATTGTATTCTTTGAAGTTATTGAGAGTGTGTACACATTGTCTTCCTTTATCTTTAGCACCCATGATTTTCTTATGTGCCTTATCTAACTTTGCATACAAACGAACATTACTATTACTTAGTGCCATCGTTCTCCTCACCGATTAGTTTGATATTTACCTTATCGATTCTGCTATCGGTGATATTTATTTCAGCAGCATCGCCAGGTTTTTTTGATTCATGTGCTTTTTGAGTAGCTTCCTCAATAGTTACACCATCAAAAATTTCTCTAAACTGAGCCTCAATACTGATTGTAGATAATTTCTCAACTTTTTTCATTTAAACTAACATTTCTACTGTAACCAGCATAATCTCTTTTTAGTTCGTTTCGTTCTTCTAGTTTCTTTATCAAAGAAGAAACAGAATTTTTACTTTTATATCCCAACTCATTTGCCATTTCTGAAAAAGTTGGACTATAATTGTTCTTTTTAGTGTAATTTCTAATAAATTGCAATAGCTTGTCCATTTTCGGAGTCATAGGTCTTTTACCTTTTATTATCTTGCTCATTGATTACTAGCCTCCTTAATAGTTCTGCATAGCCATTTATGTCGTCAAAGCTATCTTTTTTATAGTTTTCTGACTGCATGACTCTCCAAAGTTTTAAAAAAATCATAAAAATACCAAAGAATTTTAATGGTACTTTGACATCTTTATTATTATAAACTGATAAATATTTTTCTAAAATTCCTGCCATAACATACGATGTGTTATCAAAATGTCCATAATCATTTTGTTTTTCATTTAGCAGTCTTTCTAAATCGTTAATAAATTTTACATTATCTGACATAGTTTCCTTTTTTATCTTTACAAAAATGTGCAATTACATTTTGGTCCTTATATTTTATTAATACCCACACTTGATTATTACCTTGTTCATAATTTGGATTATCTACAAACTTTACAGTTTTATAAAACATATCCTCACAGGTGACAGATTTGAGGGAGCTAATAATGAAAGGTACTTTTTCATATTTAAGTTTTCCATCACCTGTAAAGATTACCAAAATTAAAAAAACTAATTTCAAAATTAGAAAGGAATTTCCTTACTATCTGATTTAGCTTGTTTTGGTCTTGGTTCGTTTTTATACCCAGATAAAATAGTTCCTTCATCATTTAACCAACCGATTAAACCTTTCTCACCACCAGCATCTGGATAATTCATTTCACCTGTGAACTTATCATCACCTTTAAATAGTACACCGACTTGAGCAAAGATTCTTACAAATTTAGATTTACCATCTTTTGATACACCTTTAACTCCAAGTATAGTTCCTTTATTTCCATTATCTAAAATTACATTACCTGAGAAAGCTAACTTTGTAGCTCTTTCATCATCAGCTTTGTATGGAAATAAAACCCAATCTTTTTGTTTTGCATTACCATTTGTTGACATTATTTTGTCCTCCATTTTTCTTGATTAGTTGTTGTTGTTGTTCAAATAACTTTTCAATTTCTTGGTCTGAATTGTTATTCTTCTTCCAATTAGAATAAAGAGCTGTCAACTTGGTTTCAGTTGTTTGCTTTTTAATCTCATCCTTAATTGAAACTGTTTTAGTTGTAGTTGGTTTGCTTGTATTTTGATTATTCAAAGCATTAACTAATTCTTCTGCACTAGCATATTCTGAACCAGATAATCCAAAGGCAGCTAAGCATCTACCTAAAGAACTTGAACTACAGTTCTCTAAAGCACTTGTTTTATTAATAAAATTTGCGTTTCTATATTCTTCTGCATGACCTACTGCATAAATGGTATCTGAAATATATAATTCAGTTTTTACAACTACCCTTTCAGCATCATGGAAAACAACTTCCTCATTAAATCTAGCTTCAGGAAAATATTGTAATAAATGTTTATGTCTTTCATTAACTGTAGAATATTTTTTACCTTTAATATTTACAGTTGGAATATTGATTAAAGCATCCAAACATTGTTGTCTGCGTTCTTTAAAACCACCCTTACTTTTTTCTTCTGTTACTTGTTGTTTTAGTTTCATCTGTTTTTCCTTCCTTTTTTAATTTATGATTAGTAAATAATAATTCGTCTTTTAAAGTTTGTATCTCTAATTTTAACTTATGTATTTCCTCATCTCTTTCTAAAAGTTTTTTAGAATATCTTTTATTGTCTTCCTCAAAATTTCTGTTTTGAGTTTGTAGTTTTGCTAATTGTAGCATTATTGCATCTGTCATTTTTTACCTTTTAGTACTTCTTCAACTGTTAAATCATATTGGATCATGTCTTGCATAGCTTGACCTGCTAAACCACCAAAAATCATTTTTAAATTAGCAGGAAGTTTTTTTCTTTCAGCTGCAGTTAGAACATTATAATTATAATGCCATTGGTCAGTATTCATATTTAATTGACTTGGTGATAAGTGATCTGCTGTAAACATTCCACCTTCTTCTTTCTTTTTCCACTCTGGTCCTATAACTTTCATATTTTCCTTTTATTAATTAATACAAATTTTGTCAATAAAGTGTACGATATTAAATACAATCTTAGAGGTCATTAATATTATATAATTCTTTAATATCTACTTTGTAAACTGCAGGTCTATTTTGATAACCAAAGTTAGTTAATCGTTCTGGCATATCTGAAACAAATGGAAACCAACCCATTATTGAAAATTCATAATCACCTTCATGGACAATTAAAATATATTTTCCTTTTTTCTCTCCAGGTCTTATTAGTAAAAAATTATAATCTTTTCTTTCCTGGCATCTTATTTCTATATTGTTTTGAAAGTCTGAGTCAGTATATCTTTCTAAGTTATCAGTATAAGAACCATTATAAAATTGATTCATGGCTTTAGCCCAAGAAATTTCGCCTAGAGCACCTAAAAAAGAATCGCCAAGTTGTTTTTTATAGTCCCCTTGATAACCATAAGAAAAACCTTTACCCATTTTAAGATTACCAATAAATCTTTTACTAGCTGTATTTAATGCTAGTTCAACTTCGTTAGAATTAAGTTTTATTTTTTTCATGCCTTCTCCTTGTAAATATAGTTCTCCAAAACCAAGAACGCATCATAGAAATAACTGTAAATATAACAGCTATATGAAAACTTTCTAAAATTGTGGGGTGTAAGTCAAAAAATGGGAATATAAATAACTGAATTAATGTAGATAATATTAAACCAGATCCAACATCTATAGTTGTTTCAAATAAATTTCTCATTTTTTATTATTTCTTTTTCTTTCTCTTTCTATATCTATTTCTTTATTTCTTTTTTCATATTCTTCAAGAGTTGTATTGGTATGGTGTTTAAAATAACAACTGGCACAAAGATCGTTGCCATTTTCAACTACATCTGCTTTCATTTCACACTTGCAACAAATCCGGTAATCGCCATAAATGTTAGTTTTATCCGACATATCTAGCTCCTTTACTTAAATTATCTGTAGCCCACATTGGTTTTAAATTTTTATAATTACAACATTCATATTGTTCTTTAACATTTAATAAATTAAAATGTGCCATTGGTTTTATGTGATCTATATGCCATTCGCCAAAGTTTTGCCAACTCATTCCTTTTTTAAATCTTCTTTGTAAATGATTTTTTAAATATTTCCAATCGCAACCAATTAATTCAGATGTTTTAACTTGTTTTTTTGCCAAGCCTCTTTTTACATATTGATAAAATCTTGTTCTCAATCGGTATTTAATTAAAAATATAGGATCAGTTTTTAATCTTTGTCTAACTTGATTTCTTACTCTCTCTCTTATTTCTGGTCTTTTAGCATATTCGCATGATTGTTTTCTTATATGTTCTCTATTTCTTTTTTTATAATCTAATTTTTTCTGTCTTACATGATCTCTTTTGCTCCATTCTTTATACCATTTAATTCTTCTTTCTTTATTTTTAGGATCAGAATAATATTTTTCTAAATATTCTTTTCTTTTTATTTTATATGATTCTTTAGACTGTGATTTTTTTCTATATTCAATTACTTTATCTTTGTTTTTTTCTAACCATGTTTTTCTTACTCCATAATAATGTTTTCTAAAATTAGGATTAGTATTTAATAAGTGTTTTTTTCTTTCTCTATCTCTTTTTAAATCCATTTTATAAGAGCAAGATTTAGAACAATATAATTTTTTAATATTATTAGGTTTTTTAAATTGTTTATTACAAAATTTGCAATTTAATTTTATAATTAAAATATTACTTAATCTTTTAAGTTTTTTTCTTTCGTTTCTTACATCTTGAAAACATCTCCAAGAACAATATTTAGGAATTGATGTAATATTTTTATATTTAAATTCTTTATTACATTTGCTGCAATTTTTACTTTTAATTGGTTGCATAATAAAAAATAAATAAAGCAATCTCTATTGCGATAATTGTTTCAAGCATATTATTTGTTCCTTTGGTTTTAGGTTTTTAATTCTATTCCAAGTAACACCATTGATAGACCTAGAGCCTTCAATAATGTTCTTGAAAGTTTGTATAGCTAGTTTTTCTTTATCTATTTTAGTTGAGAGTTTTATTTTTTCTTTCATTTATATTCTTTTTCAATTGGTCTAATTTCTTGCTCCAAATACTTTCCCAACCTTTAGGACAGTTCCATTTCATATATTCTAAGTTCCTTATTCTCCTTTTATCCCTTAAAGCTATATTAAAATCATAGATCAAAGGCAAACCAAATTTATTTCTGGTCATTTAATAACCTTTTTTTTTCTAAAAATTTAATTAACTTTTGATATGGCTTATAATCAATATACCAATCATCAGAACCACCATAAAGGTTTAAACCGGAGTCTTTATTTGAGCTGCCATGATAACCTTTTTTATTTAAAATAGTTCCTAAATAATAGGTTGATATACCTTGTCCAAGTTTGCCAAACCCTTTTTTATATCTTGAGTCATAAAAGGTAATAAACCAGTCATTCTCTTTTTTATCTTTATATATCTCAGCATTAAAAATAACTCCTTTGTCATTCTTAACTTGTTTTATAATTGTTTTATTCATTTCTCCCCCTTTATAAGTTTAATTATCTTATTAAAGTATTTTTTAGGTAAAGGCAAAATAACCTCCTTTTTCCTAATCTCTGCGTCTTCCATATCCATGAATGAATAGAACTTCTTTCCTGGATTTCTTTGTTCTAGGTCTTCTGTTATTGAATAAACTTTATTTTTCATAATTAATTTTCCTCACTTTCTATTGTTCCTTCGTCTATTATTTCCTCATTAAATGAATCTACTTCTTTATAGTCTGCAACTCCATCATTATGAAGTCTAGTAGCCTCATCCAATGAATTAGCCTCTATAATACATTCCTCTTTTACTGTTTTTTGAACTTCTTTCCAAAAAATATATCCAAAAAATATTGCAAAAACTAATCCTAAATATCTTAAAGGTGTCACTAATGAAACTTCAGCATATTTATAAGATTGTCCTAACCATAAATTAGCTACACCTCCCGTTAAACCAATCATTGACAATAATATTAGATCCCACAAGCTAGGCATAACCCAACCAAGTGGAATCGTTAAAATTCCAGAGATTGTAATTGTTATAGAAAAAAATAAAGATATTAACCAAACTGGTTCTGTGGATGATAGTTGTCTCAGTGTTATAGCAACATATGAAAGACCTAAACAAAATATTATCGGAAAAATATAATAAATATTTAGTTCACTGATACCTGGCTCTGTAATGATTAAAATACCAATAAATCCAACCAACACTGCTAACCATCTATAAATACCAACTCT